AATGCAAATTATAGACAGTATATCTGATAAAATCCCCGAGAACGTCTATCTAACCTTATGTGCCGAGTTAAAGAAACTCTACTCATTCATCCCCGATAAAATTAGACCAGCCCTTTCTAGAACAAATAGTGCCGCCAATCTACCCTCATCATCACCGGCGAATGGATTTTGGTTTAGATAATCTTCGAACTTTGACAACCTAAGTCGAATCCGCCTTTTGTTTTTTTCAACAAACAAACATCCAACATGCTATTTGAGATCCAACGTGCTTGTCCCCGACCAGGCCAGTCCCGAGTCATTGCATCTGGTCCTTCCGCCTTAAAAACTTTGGAGCGTCTCACGACTCTGCTCCCCAACGCTAAAGTCAGCGTTTTAGCACCCCCTTCCGAGACCAAGAAGGACAGTCCAGTTCCAAAGATTGAACCCGACGAGGACGATATCACCCTCGCCGAGCTCAAGGAACAACTCGAAGACAACATGACACTCGCAGAGCTTCAAGATAGGCTTCTCGCAGAAGAGGAAGAAGAGGAAGAGGAAGAGGAAGAGGAAGAGGCACCCATCGAGTGGGTGGACGAGATGACGTATTACTCCCGAACTTGCGGTGAATTGCGAAACTTTTAGATAAAATATTGAGTAATAACATGTTAGATTCTGAGCCAGTACAATATTATTGCTGCGTTCCCTACCCTCTTTATCCAACAAAGGTTCATTTCATAAATGAAACTGATTGGGATGTTCGTTATGAGCTTATTTGGTACAAAGAAAAGGAATTACTCGAAGCGGAACTGGGTGCAAATGGAGGTCCTATGGGAGGAAATGTGAAAGGTGTATTCAACCCAGCTGAGAGTGTGGAACCCGAAGAAGGATACTGCGTTCCTAAAGGTAAATCAAAGTCTACGGTCATGCGTGGTTACAAATATTTTAGATTGAAATATAAATTTATAGATGTAACTGATTATCTCGATGGAGGTAAAGTTGATGCTGCTCGTGCCAAACAACCCAAAAGTCGACCCGAGATCAAAAACTTCAGTATTTACGACAAGATCATTTTCAAGGTACCACCAAAACATTTAATGCCTAAGATTGTTTCACAAGAAAAAAGATTATTAGCCAATGAAGACGTCTTACTCGAGAAGTTAGATTCTATTGAAACTACTGTTCACGAAATACATGAACGTGTAGGTACACAAAAACCTCGAAAACTAGAAAAATTGAAAAGCGAATCCCCGCTAAAAAGTGAACGACGCCAAGAAGAAGAGCAGCGACTTCAAACACAACCTGAGAAGATATGTGCTAGTCTCCATAAACACATGTGTAGTTCAAATGGTATTATGAAGAAATGTGAACATTGTAAATATAGTTATTGCTCCTATCATTATAATGTAAACAATAGCATGTTTAGTGCGGGTGGTCATATGTGTCATTAATAACGTAATTTGACGACCGAAAGAAAAATCTCGCATAAATCGGACCTAAGTAAGAACAGACTTTTGTATTCTTCAAACAAACAACAATCAACAATGTCTATTTTCAGGAACTTCCAGCGAAACATCAACAATCAGATTGAATCTGACCTGACTCCAATTGCACGTCAGCTTCAGTCTGTTGAGGTTCAGTGTGACAACTGGAAAAATAAATACAGGAGATCGGAGGAACGGCGTCTCCATACTGTTTGCGACCTCAGCTCTACCCGCAAAGAGCTAGAAGAAGCTCGCAGACGTATCGCAGAACTCGAGTCTTTGATTAAGAGACCTGACGGCGATGACGATGAAAGTGACGACGATGAAAGTGACGACGAGTATTCTTTCCGTGAAGATGACTTGCATCGCCACGTGGACAACATGCTTACAAAGATATTTTCCAAATGTCACTCTTCTCGCCTTACAGACCACGAGGACAGAATCGAGCGGAAGCTAAAGTCCCGAGCTATGGATATGTGTACTGAAATTGTAAAAAAGTGTCTTTTTAGATCATGGCTCGACAATCATCGCAACAAGTCGGTGGCAGCAGGCATTGCATATTACCTTGTGGATGAACGACGAGAGAATCCTATTTACAGAAAGACCAAACAATGGTATGCTAGGATTACAGACGTTGGCCCCAAGACTTTGAATCAAGTAAACTACAACCTTAGAAGGCATTTTAAGGGTTAAAGAACTAGAACTACTTTTTAATACAATGTCCTCTTATAACGTTGAAGCTTGTAATTACAAATATCGTGTCTCCTCTCTCGAGAAAGTGGTAGATGGTGATACCATAGACGTTAATATTGATTTGGGATTCGACGTATGCACTAAGCAAAGGGTCCGACTCCTGGGTATCGATACACCCGAATCTCGTACCTCTGACAAGGAAGAAAAGAAGTTTGGTCTCCTCTCCAAGAAAAAGCTCAAGGAGTGGTGTCTTAAGGCTGTCGCTTCAGACCGGGATGACATCGAAATCGAACTTCGTTGCCCAGAAGCTGATTCTCGAGGTAAGTTTGGCCGAGTACTAGCTGAAGTGTGGGTACACGAAGATGGTGTTTGGACCAATGTAAACAAATGGATGTGTGACGAAGGGTACGCTGTGCCATACGGTGCGGAAAACAAGGCCCTAGTCCAGGATCTTCACATGGCAAATCGGAAGAAGCTGATCGAACGTGGAGAAGTTTAATAACCTAAGTTAGAGAATAGAGTTTTAATAAATTAAACAAATGGAGTCGGTTCAAAAACTGACCCACATTGAGCATGTTCTCAAGAGACCCGATTCTTATGTTGGTCCAGTAGATGCTGTTCAAGAATCATACTGGGTTCTGAACGGTGATAAATTCAAACGAACTACGACCAAATACTCACCGGCTCTCTTGAAAATTTTTGATGAAATCCTGGTTAATGCTATCGATAGAAATTCTATGCATCCTAAACAGGTGTCTTCTATATCGGTCAATGTTGACGAAAAAGCTGGGATGATTACAGTGGATAACAACGGACCATTGGGAGGTCTTACTATCCGAAAAAATGAAAAAGAGGATGTATGGAACCCTGAACTTGTTTTTGGTCATTTACTCACGAGTACCAATTATGATGACAATCAAAAACGAGTTGTAGGGGGTAGGAATGGATACGGAGCAAAGCTGGCAAATATTTACAGCAAATGGTTCTCGATCGTCATTAAGGATCCAGAAACTAAAAAGGAATATCACCAAGAATGGTTCGACAACATGTCCACATGCTATCCCCCAAAAATGAAAAAATTCAACGGTGCTACAGCATCTGTATCAGTATCTTTCAAACCTGACTGGTCTAGGTTTGGGATGAAAGATATGGAAAAAGGAATTTACAGCATCATGGAAAAGCGTGTATGGGATGCAAACATCTGCACATCTTCCAATTGCAAGGTCAAGTTCAATGGTGTGGCTCTTCCCAAGCAAAACTTTGAAGCATATGCGAAAATGCATGAAGGAGTTAACAATGTGTGTTCGATGACCAGTGATCGTTGGTCTGTCTGCCTTGGCCCATCCGAAGATGGACTGCAACAGGTATCGTTTGTAAACGGTATCTGTACCACTAAAGGTGGTACTCACGTTGACCATGTTGCAAACATCATTTCCAATGGAATCATCGAAGACATGGCAAAGAAAATCAAGCTCAAGCCACAACAAGTGAAGAATGCTTTCACAATCTTTGTTCGATCAACTCTAGAGAATCCAACTTTCTCGAGCCAAGTCAAATCTGAATGCACATCGAAGGTGCAATCATTTGGAAGTAAATTTGAACTTCCAAAGACCTTTGTAAAAAATGCATTGAAGACTGGAATCGCAGATGAACTCACTGCACTCTCAAAATTCCGAGAAGCAAAGGAACTTTCAAAAACTGATGGAGGTGCACGAAAGTCAAAGATTACTGGAATTCCAAAACTTGACGATGCAAATAAGGCTGGGACGGCTCAGTCAAAAAAGTGTACACTCATTGTGACAGAAGGTGACTCAGCGAAGACTCTCGCTGTTGCCGGTCTCTCTGTGGTTGGAAGGGATCACTATGGGGTCTTTCCTCTTCGAGGAAAATGCAAGAATGTGCGTGATGCCTCTGTTGCACAGTTGACTTCCAACCAGGAATTCAACGATCTGAAGAAGATCCTTGGACTTCAACAAGGGAAGGATTACAAAGATGTATCAGAACTTCGTTATGGACGGTTGATGATCATGACTGACGCGGATAATGACGGATCCCACATCAAGGGTTTAATTCTGAATCAGCTGCACTACTTCTGGCCCAGTCTCCTCAAGTTGGGTTTTGTTGTATCGATGGTTACACCTATCATCAAAGCCACTCGTGGCAACCAAGTCAAGTCATTCTACACTGAATCCACATTCAGGTCTTGGTATGGAAACGGACAATCTGGGTGGGCTATAAAATATTATAAGGGTCTCGGTACTTCGACATCGAAAGAAGCTCGTGAATACTTCAAGAAAATTGAGGATCTCACAGTTAAATTTGATGTTGACACAATGACCGACGAGTCAATTGTTTTGGCATTTGACAAAAAGAAAGCAGATGCACGCAAGTCATGGCTTCTTGAAAGCACTGCAAAAGACTCAAAGGAACTTGAAGTACCTTATGGCAACATCAAGCAACTTGGAATCAGTGACTTTGTACACAAGGACCTTGTGAACTTTAGTCTTGCTGATCTTAAAAGATCTATTGCTCACGTGGCTGACGGTCTCAAACCATCGCAGAGAAAGGTGATGTACTCATGCTTTCAGAAGAATCTTCGAAATGAAATGAAAGTAGCACAATTGGCTGCTTACGTGGCTGAAAAATCAGCTTATCACCACGGTGAGGTATCTCTGGCAGAAACGATCGTGAAGCTTGCCAATGACTATACGGGTAGTAACAACATCAATTTATTGGAACCCTGTGGCCAATTTGGTACTAGGTTGATGGGAGGAAAGGATGCCAGCCAGACTCGTTACATTTTTACCCGACTGGCTAAAGATACTCGAAAATTGTTCGACCCGAAGGATGATGCAATTCTCACATACCTGGACGATGATGGACGATCTATTGAACCAGAATTCTACATGCCTATTCTCCCAACCGTATTGGTGAATGGGACAGAAGGTATTGGAACAGGGTTTTCTTGTTATGTGCCACCATTCAACCCAGACGACATCAAACAAAACATTGTTAACCATATCAACAATAAACCATTCAAGCCCATGAAGCCATGGTTCAGGGGATTTAAGGGGCGTGTATTTGAAGATGAAGGAGGTGGATGGGTCACCGAGGGTATTTGGCAGGTTATCGGGACAACTGTCAAAGTTTCTGAACTACCACCGGGTAGGTGGACACAGGACTATAAGGAATACCTCGATACCCTTGTTGAGAAGAAGCTTATTGGAAGTTTTACAAACAACAGCACAACTGAGGATGTCGACTTTTTGATCCAGGGATATTCTGGTAAAGACATTATCAAGGATCTCAAACTTCAAAAGACTATTCGCAGTACAAATATGCACCTCTTCCATCCATCAAAGGGAATCTGTAAATACCAGTCTGCAGAAGAAATTCTAACGGACTTCATCGGACTTAGACTGGAATACTATAAGAAGAGAAAGGACCAACTCATTTGGGAAACACAATTGCGATCTGACGTGTGCAACGAACGTGCACGATTCGTCAAAGAAGTTGTAGACGGTAAACTGATTGTGTTCAAAAGGAAGAAACAGGAACTTGAAAAGGAACTGAGTGAATCTTTCCGAGAACTTGATGGATCTTATGATTATCTCTTGCATATCAAGACGGTTGATTACACAGAAGAACGAGTAGAAGCCCTTCATAAGGAGGCTTTACAGGCCAGGGAAGAACTGGAAAAACTGAAAAAGACGGGTCATGTTGACATGTGGATAACCGACATTAAAAATATGTAGACATGTATTAAGATGCCCACTTCAAGTGGAGCCGCTGTGTCTCTACACGCCATTGGCAAACATGAGTCATACATACATAGTGAGAACCTAGATGAATCTATTTTTAATTACAAGCCTAAGACACATTCTCATTTTACAAAGTTTCATAGAACTACAGTTGTCAATAAGTCGCCAACTTCCCCAACATGGCCATTCAACGAACGCATCAAAGTAACCTTCAATCCCCAAAATATGGGTGACCTACTCAGTAATATGTATGTCATGATAAAACTTCCAGGTCTAACTCAAGACAAAAATTATTCAGATCAAGTTGGACGTCATCTTATCAAGTCTGTCACTATGCGCGTAGATGAGATTGAAGTCGAGAAAATTTTCGATGACTGGATGATCATACACGATGAGTTATATTTGGAAGTGTCAGAGAAGGTTTCTAACCGTTTCATCCTTAATCGAATGCTGGGATTTGATACATCATCTGCCCAACGTGCTTATGCATCCCTGGATTCGGAGGTTATCATTCCTCTACCATTTTTCTTTTCACGTAAATATTCGAGTGATGAATACCCAACAAATGAACCAAACAGGCCTTTCTTCCCATTATGTGCCATCCATAAACAGAAGATAGAATTTGAGTTTGAGTTTCATCCACAAAACTTTTTCACAAACTCGGTTGATACAATCCAACTTGACAATTTCAAAATTGTAACCGAGGAATTTACCATTGACCCAGTTGAACGTCTTTATCTAAAAAATAAAGAGTACACGATGATTACAGATGTTGTTAAGAAACACCCTACTATCGAAACAGTTCCAGGCGTAGATAATATCCAAACAAACCTTGTACCAAATAACCGTGTTAAATCTATTCACTGGTTTTTGAGAAATAGTCGTTTTGAGGACACGTCGGTCAGTGCGTTGCCAGTAGAGTTTGACACTTACGATATTTACGTAAGAGAGGTTATAACTGGTGCGGAACAGTTTACTTTGAAAAATTTATCCTTTTTTACAGCTCTTACAACGGGTGGTGTGACGACATTCTCCCGTGTTAACTTTTCGTTAGATCCTATACTAAGAAATAATGATATTGGAAATACCGAGACAGTTGGTACTGTATTCTCGACAGAGTACAACATTGTTCCATGGGTCGGTTTAACTGCGAGTACCACGACCCCTATAATATCAGTTGTCGTACCCGCCAATTCATTTATAGAGAAGTTTACATTCGAGTATTACACGACTGATTCTTCCAGAATAATCAGTGGTAAAAGATACACAAACATCCCCGGATTTAATATTGTTAAAAATGGGGAACAGAACCCAGTGTTATTAGCCACAGACCCGATTTCCGACTTTGTATCTGACACAGAAGATACATTCACACAGTCTTATAGTATTACACTCGACACGAGTGTATTTCGAGTACCTGATGCAAACTTCTCCGATTATCATTATCTTCAGAATAGGTTTAACTTTTCAAAAAATCCTGATTTCGACGAAGAGTTTACCTTTTTCAACCCTGTAATGAAAAGTGCAAAGTTCTTTATTCAAGGTGTTGATTTACCAAATATTTCAAGTACGACAGATGGGTACTACAAATACATGGTTCCATATCAAAAGCGATTATCGAGACCTGTTAGAAACATATATACGTATTCTTTTTCAATTAATCCTATTAACGTAAACCCATCAGGTAGTCTAGATTTTAGTGAAATTCAGTCAGAAAAAACAAAGATCGAACTCAGACTTGACCCAGGTCTAACTGACTCATACACTCTTTACATATACTACACCGGGTATCAAACTTTTAAATTTGAAAAGGGTTTCATGTCACTCGTTTACTAAAGAGTGTCTCCTTATGTTTAGAAATATAGTCGATGATACGATTTTTTATACACCATTTGATGAAGTTCAATTGAGCAATCGTTGTCTGAATTTCATGAGATGTACCGGGAATAACGTAAGTAAACTTCTCCGAGCGTGCAAAGGGATCGAACAGTTTTTTACTATAACCATCCAGACTGCTCTTGTAAGCACAATGTACTGTGAAGAGTCGTCCATTGGTGGTCGTGTAAGAAGTCTGATGCTTCTTGGCATAATTGGTGATAAACCACTCGATATTTCTTAGTGAAATGCCACTGGTTTTATCTAGTATACTCATTAAGGTTGTTTTATTCTTGTCATCGGAATAGAACTCATTGACGGAAGATAGCAGAATATGTGATTTACTCATCTCTTCTATAACATAGAATTGAAATCTATAAGCCCTTTATTTTCTGAACCAAATGACAGAACCGAGGAGGAATCATCAATCATCTCAACAGTGTCTCGCTTCCTATATTGATCGTGATGATGTTTACAATATCCATCATACTTACCAACCAGATTGCAACGCGTACCATTCTTTTTCAAACCTCTACAAGTGTTGTCTTCTTCATTTGGTGCGTCGCGTAGAAGAAGTTTGTATGGTACATGAGGGTAATTCATACTTATCACCCGTAAGTAATCGCTATATGAAATGTGAAGTTTCTTGATCATTTCCTGGTTTGTATTTTGTGCAACGACAAACTCATCGCGAATCTGTTTGATTTCATTCTTGTGTTCATCCTTTAGACGACGCAACTCGTCATTATGTAGAGCTCGTTGCTTTTGTAACCCTTCCTTGTACTCTTCATTGACCTTTCTAACAGCCTCCTTAACGTCTTGTTTGTTGGATAGGATGCTTTCTCTGTACTCTTCTTTCACCTTTTTAAAATTTTCCTTTAACTCTTCTCTAATTTTTTTGACTTCTACTGCTACCTGTTTCTTTACCTCCTCATCAAAGAGGAGCAGTACCTTGTCCATCTTACCCTTCTAAGAATCGTAGTTTTTAAATATGTGATCGATTGACACTTTATCTTCCCTGGCAGTCTTAATACGTTGACGTAACTCTGCCACTTTTCCATCTGTGTCGAGGTTTAGTTTTTTGCACTCTTCTATGAGTTGTTCCTTCTTCATACCACTCAAGGCTGGTTCTTTCTTCTTGGGTGGAGGTTTGTGCTGAGCAATTAACTCACCGAAAATTTCATTCTTGGGGTCCTTTACCAGTGGCTCTAGTAGGTCGCAAATTGGATTCAGGAATTTATTGGTAAAATAGTGGTGATAGTCAATTGGGATGTTATTTTCTTCGATGAAGACTGGATCTTCAGCCTTCTCGAAAGCCTTTGCCTTTGGATCATCTGTTTTTACGAGGATATAGGGAACTCGATCTCCACTTTGTGGCTCGGAACCGGGCTTTCTTTCTCGCATCTTGTCTCTGACTTTTACATGAGGTAGATTAGGGTTTTTGTATGAGTCACCAAGCTGCTGAGACAGTACAAGCTTTTCATTCGATACATCACCTTCAAGAAGATTGATGGCTCTTTCAAGAGCCAATTGTTTCGCTGGTTCTGGATCACTACTCTCCAATACAACATCAAGTAGTTCCTTGCAAACTTCTCTCACAAACTTTGTATTATCTCTACGAACAACCTGGAGACCCTTGATATCAATATAATCCATATTCATATTACCATCTTTAGCTTTCGTCCATAGCTTTGCGGCATATCGCTTCTTGCTATATAAGAAGTATGGGTGATACACCTTCTCGAGCTCCAGGTTATTTGGCTTCTTGAAGAGTGCACTACACTCTTCAGCTGCACGTTCACCAAGTTCCCAACTATACTTGATAGCTTCCATTCCTGTTCTCCCTCCAACATCGAATTCTACCATAACAGAATCAGTGTCGCCATATCTAACCTTTGCACCAGTGAAGTTTTTCTCGACGTAATTCTTCGTTTCTTCAATCATACTTCTACCCTTGTACGTGGTAGTAGAAGCGATGGGTACACAAGGTAGAATACCTTTACCTGCTCCAGTAAAACCATAAATTGAGTTCATCGAAATTTTGTAAGCCAACTGTTTACCGTTATAAACTTCCTTCATAAATCCTGTTGCTGCAGCCATATCTTTTTTAGCCTGTTTTCGAAACTGTTTAAGCTCCAAAAGAATAGCTGGTAAAAGACTGGGTACATCTTGGGCAAATTTGTACGTACGACCATTTAGTTCAAACTTTTCGTATGTAATACCTTCGATGTTTCCATATCTTTTCTCATCCATGACGAAAGTCGAATAACAGAGGTTATGTGCCATCATGATACTAGGATACAGTGCTTCGAAATCTAGGGCCGTGATAGGTGTGTAGTATGCACCACCTTGTGCTTCCAATACAGTAGCACCCTCGTAAGGTTCGGGAGGCAAGGCACCATAACGAATAGTAGGAACCATAAACCCAAGTTCACGAGCTTTCTTTGTAAGCTGACTAAATACCTTAATCTGCTGTCCGCGTTCAACCAGAAATGAAATCGGTACCCATGTAGCCTTAGCCATCTCAAGCAAATTCAAAAGTGTACAGAGCCTTTTTGTGAGTCTGTGTGGAAGAAGTGTGTCCTTAATACAGTATTCAGCAACTTCACGAAGCTTCACCGGGTCCCCTTCCATAAATCGAGCAAACATCTCACGAGGAGGCATATCAATCTTCTGGTCACCGAGGTATAGTTTAGATACGTTGTCCAGTTTGTAAGAGTCTAGTTTATAACCCTTCTTCACTTCATGAAATAGATCGTAAATAAAACGACCAGGCATCGGGAGAAGCTTGAGCATGTTGTCCCCCAAAGCACTCGAAGAAAGACGCTTATAGACCATTTCCGAATCATGATTTTTCAGTTTTCCTAGATTGAAGAAGGACGTCGAACACTTGTTTTTAGAAGCACGCTTATAAATATACTCAAGATCGAAACCAAAGATGTTCCATCCAGTCATAATATCAATGTCTTGCTTAATCATATAATTTCTGAATGCTTCTAGCATTTCTCGTTCAGTGTCGTAACTCAAGATATTACAACCTTCAAGATTGGGATCGGTTTGTTTGAAACAAAAACAGGTCTTATCATAAGGCTCATCCGAACCCAGTTTACAAAGAGACAATGCAATCTGAAAACACGCATCACCATCGATATCAGCATCAGGAAACTTACCCGTAGAACTGTTAGACTCGATATCAATAGATGCTACTACAAAAGGTGCAACATCATCTCGCTTAACAGGCTTCAACGTTTCCCAGTCGTTACAGAAAAGATCAATATCAACATGAGCTAGATTAGAATACACACATTCACTTCCAGTATCAAGCCAACCAGTCGACTGAATACCAGTCCGGTGCATCATCCGAAGAATGGGGTCCAAATTTGATTCATACACCTTCAGGGGAAACGGGCCACTAGAAAGGTTCATTGGTTTCTTCAACATGTAGTCAGTTTTCCTTCGGCGTTCCAAATTTGAAAAAGTAACTCGCATGAATAAAAATTTTTGATTGTTTTGAAATCCCCAAATATCTTTTGATTCTACAACAGTGTACCCAGTGCAACTATCTTTTATCCTTGCATAAATCTCCTTTGCGTACTTGACTTCAGGTAGTTTGATATACAGATAAGGTTCAAAGGCTGTAGTTACACAGACGGATTTACCATCCTCTGTCTTACCAAAGATGCTGATTAGATGATCTTCATCTTCGTCTCGTGCTTCCCATGTGAGTGCCTGAAAAACTACCATGTTCCTTATGTATACATGGAGCTAAAATTTTAATATACTTTATTAGTAAATGTCAGCTGCTTTGATTGACCTCGTGTCCAAGGGTGCCCAGGATGTGTACATCACTGGTCAGCCCGAAGTAAGTTTTTTCCGCCAAAATTACAAGCGTCACACAAATTTTTCTATCAAGCCTGAGCGTATCGATTTCATCGGTAGCTTTACCTCGGGTGCCGAGGTCACTATTCCTATCAAGTCGAAGGGTGATCTCCTAAGCTATGTGTGGATTGAAGCTCCAGGTATCTCTGCGACTGGTCCCAATGTAACTGGTCTATTTTCCAGTGATTCCAGCCCCACTGAGTTCCTTCTTTACATCGGCGGCCAACAGGTGTGCCGTCTTGATTCTTTGTATGTTCAGGGTGTTCATAACGTTCTTTACAACGAAACACAGGCTCGTGCTTCGGCGGCTGTATCCACATCCGAAATGAAGAACAACGCTAAGAATAATGCTCAGACTGCCGATAGCTTTGTCATCCCTTTCTTTTTCAGCCAGGACTGGACAAAATCCCTTCCTTTAGTTGCTATGCAGTACCACGATGTGGAGATTCGTATCAAGTGCCGCGATGGTACCTTCTCCTCTACTCCCAAGGTGTACGCCATGTATGCCTACCTTGACACCGAAGAGCGTAAGTTCTTTACTGATAAGGAGCACGAGATCCTGATCACCCAAACTCAGTATCAGATGGTTGATCAAACTGCCACGGATATTGATCTCACGTATTTCAATCATCCCACCAGTGCTCTTCACCTTGTATCTGCCAACGCCGGTGCTCTTTGGGATGCGGCGTACACTTTCAGTGATGCCACCCTTTACATCAACGGCACACCTCTCTCCGAGGATATGTCCAGCCATTATCACCACACCGTTGTTCCCAAGATGCATTGCCAGAACCTTCCCGATGATCTTCTTCAATCGGCCCCCGTTTACACATGGCCTTTCTGCCTCAACATCGGTAAGTCCCAGCCCAGTGGCTCTCTTAACTTCAGCCGCATAGACACAGCGAAGGTTGCACTTCGCAACGTTTCTGGTGGTAATGCGACCCAGCGTATGTATGCCGTCAACTACAACATTTTACGTGTAAAGGACGGACTTGCAGGTGTCGCTTTTGGTAACTAAACAATAACCTAAGTTATAACATTTCTTACACATGTATAATTTAACCATGGTAAAGAAAGTCTCGTCAACTTCTAAATCCGTCGGCAAGGTTAAGGATGGTGTGACCGATCTTCTACAGCGGATTTCGAAGGTGACCAAGAAGTCAAGGGAGAGAAAAATTAAGTTGATCGCAATTGAAAAGGAATTGTCCGATAACAAGGAGGAATGTCAGTATTTTAAATCCAACTGGTTATCGACTAAAGAGGACCTACGAAAATCTAACGACTATATTTTTACTTTGAAAAAAGAGATTGAAGATTTGAAGTCTACCAAGACAGACAATAGTTTGCGGGTTCAGAATAATCTACTTACCAATAACGTACATAAACGCAATACGAAGACTATTCAGAATGCCATCAGTGCGGTACGTAGACAGGAACGAGACCCATACAAAATGCAGCAACGAACAAAGACACTTCTTAAACAGTCATTTCACAAACCCGGTATGACAAATTGGGAACTTGTGTTGAAGTTATGGGGTTGTCCAACTCCGAGTTTACGTAAGCTTATTCTGAAGAAGTGAGTGACTCAATGATGGCGTTTGTTTTTTCATACATCTTCTTCCCATGAAAGGTCTTGTCTTTGACCTGACTCCAGATTTTAAGACGATCTTGAAGAAACTCCTTGAAACGCTCAGGATTAGAGGATGACTTGTAAACAACTTTGTCTGCTTCGAGAGCCTTTTTCATAGCTGCAGCTCTTCGTTCAGCCCTATACTTTTCGAGTTCAATAGGAGAGAGACGAGTAGAAGTTTCTTCTTTCTTTCGGTTCATTTGGTTTATGTTGTTGTCATAGCTTTATACTAGTTTTTGTTTGTAATAAACGATTAAGACGTTCCTTTTCTCGTCGCATGAATATAGTAAGTTCCAATATTTCACCTTGTAACTTAAACTTCCCAGCTTGTCTCATCCAAATAGTTTGTTCCACACGAACCATATCCACACAAGACATTTTAACATCAGGTGAATTACTGTGATGAATAGCAAGTACCATAGCATCTTTACGCGTCTCTTTTGGTAACGGATTTGCTTCATTACACACAACTACATGTGCACCAGAGAATCCAGATACATGCATCCACCAGTATTTTGGTGCACTCATTAGTGTGAGATTGTCATTTTCTTTTGCATTTTCACCCACTCGTATGACAGTACCATCAAGTGAAGTATATTCAAGCATGAATATACGTAATATTATTTCCTTATCTGACATTAATATGCACGTCGTATTACAACCAAGCCCCTCTGTTGCACATAGATATAGAGTAACTTTGCCTAACAAACGAACCATTGACTTTGGAAAAAAGGATGTACTATATTACTCAGATCACGGAGATCCAAGGCTTATGCGTGCACAACTTCTTAGGAGAGGAGCAGTCATTCCTAAGGAGCTGCGAGTAGAAAGGGATCTGGGTGAGATTCATAGAGGTATGTTGAAAATTAGTGAATCGACAGAAGAGGATTGGGAAGATTTCTTTCGGGCAGAATTCTGGGAAAGATGGATACTACATACTCACACTAGTGTAAACAAAGCCAAACTGTCAATGGTCATGAGTCATGGAATGCTTTTCATGCCAACACCTGAAGATTTATGGTTTTGTAAAGAGGAATTCAGAGACCGGTAGATCCGAAGCCACCATCACCCCTGAGTGTCTCCTCGAGAAGACCGATTTCCTTAATCATAGGTGTCTCACACCTCTCCAAAATAAGTTGAGCAATACGATCACCCTTCTTGATTTCAAAGTCTTCCGTACCATGATTGAATAGGACGACCTTGATTTCACCGGTATAATCAGGATCAATAACACCCGCACCAACGTTAATACAGTGCTTTACAGCCAGTCCAGAACGAGGAGCTACACGTCCATACAAACCATCGGGGATGGACAGTGCAATTCCAGTTCCAACTAAAGCTCGCCCCGTTTGACACGGTACAGTTGCATCTTCGGAGCTATACAAATCATATCCCACAGCACCATCAGAACCACGAGTAGGCAGACGAGCATCGTAAGATAGCTTCTTAACTCCCAGAGGTGCCATCTACTTCTCTTTCGGGTGTTTCCCTTAAGCTTATTGATGATCCCCTGGGTGATATACCCCTTCTTCTACGTTCTTTAAAAACAATCTTTAAACAGAAATACGGCAAAGTATATAATATAGCACCCGCCCCAACTATGTACAGTAACATGTTATAATACAAGATAAATAGTTACATACATAGCTATAACCTGTACTCTTGAAATTTTATATTTCCATGTTGGTAATGTTGCTATAATAGATATTACTGCTAACAATGTTATGAGCTGTACTGAAAGTAAAGGTGTTACATTATTAGGTTTATAGTTCAACATGATGGGATAAAATATCATATGACCCAATATAACTCCCAACTTTTCTACTATAGTTCTTTCCTGAAAAAACGTGTCTGTTATACCAATAACAGAAATAGGAATCATGTGCTGTATGATCAAAGATCTAAGATTAGGAAAGTTGATGTATAAAACACATAATGCCGGAATGACATAGGTCGATATAAATTTTAACGCGTGTTTAAACATCTACCATATATGTAGATATTTACTTACGATACTTATCTTTTTCTTCTTCGGGAAGATCTCGCCACATTTGACCCATCTTCTTTCCGATGGCACCAAAACCAATTCCTGGATTCTCCTTAACAACAGATTCACGGATCTCTTTGCAAAACAAAACGTATGGACCAGGTTGACGCTTGGCCTTTGGCTTTTCATCATCATCGGCACCACCTCGAAGCCTTAGAACAAGGTGTAGAGTAGACTCCTTTTGAATATTGTAATCCGAGAGAGTGCGTCCATCTTCAAGCTGCTTGCCGGCAAAAATAAGTCGTTGCTGATCGGGTGGAATGCCTTCTTTGTCTTGAATCTTAGCCTTGATGTTGTCGATCGTATCGGACGACTCAACCTCAAGGGTGATAGTTTTACCGGTGAGAGTTTTCACAAAGATCTGCATACTACTACTATGTTACATTTAATTCTTAAAGTAGTTCGTCCAATTCAGCCTTTAATTGCTCCTTTTCAATTTCCAATGCACGTCTCTGGGCCTCTACCTTAGCATTCGTTTGGTTGATATAATCAAGATAGAATTCCCTTTCTTCTCCGTGAAATTGTACAGGAAAGTTTGACATCAAAGATTCCCATGTAAGATCGTGGACCAACAATCCCATCCTATTTGCTTCGTCTCTAATCGCCTCTCTTTTAACACTTTCCGTTACATTTTTACGTGTTTTTAAAGTCTTTAGTTTATCGTCAATTATATGAATACGCATTTCTAGTTCATGAATACTTCTAGAAGCTCTGACCAACTCCATTTGTGTTCTAATAGGTCTCAGGTTACCTGGTGGAAGAACTACTTGAAAGGGAACGTTGACTGGTAGAGACCTTCTATCAATAATAGGAGGATCATCATTCTTAGGAAATTTCTCATATATCTGTTTCAGGTTATCAGTCATTTCCAGATACGCACCGTCCGGAATCATAGTGGAAACCTCATCAAGACTTCTCATAAGACTCTTGATATTATCCATTACTATCAAGTGTGGTTTATGTTTTAAATTTCTTTATGATTGTGATCAATGTCAGTAACACCGGGGGTACGTACACGTTCATAAGCAAGATATTTACATCATCTAGACTGACAGATTTTCCTCGAATAAGCTTGGATATGATATTTTCAACCAATTTGTCCACTATTTCATCAATAGGACGTATGATATAAGGGATCATTAGTATAGACATGACAGTTGGTATGGAATTATTGTCTGTACCTGACAGAAACTTTATAGTGTTAACAACAAATCCAATGACCCCACCCGGCCAATAATACGACGCAAATAAATGCCAACAAAGTGTTTCTGTTGTAATAAACAATGTCTCTTCAAGTTTCCTTTCATCATTCATTTCATAAGTTTGTTGGCTTTTATCCAATGTATCGAACAAAACATAACTACCTGTTACACAATATGAAGCAAGGAGACCCCAATCAGGTAAGTAGTTTTCAAGTGCCTCACCAATTTCATTGGCATATCCCATGTACCGAAGAGATGTTTCGCGATAAGGATCTAATCGTTTACGCGTCTTAAGAACCCGCCGATATACTCTCGGGGGTAAAGGTAGACGTGCTACAATATTCATCCATATATGTCTATTGTTAGACATCTTTATATTTCCTCTAATCTTTCTTTAGCCTCTTCCAGCCATAGTATCTTCTTCTCTATAGCTTCTCGATATTTTGATCTAAAATCATTTTCAACTTCTATGTATGTTCGACAGAGTTTAGTAAGAAGCTTAGGTTCGAAGTACTGTTCACCTTCATCTGGATCAACGTTATAGATGCGACAGTAATGTCTTAGTACACGGTTTTTTAGAGGCTTTGATATACGACGTATCGACTTATAGTTTACCAATTCGTTCTCTAAGTAATGTATTTGACTATATATGAAATCTATGTCAAATTCCAATGCAACATCTATGTAGTGATTATAAAAGTAACTCGTAATACCATCATTTTCACTGGGGGGTAAAATTCTAAAGTTGTCGTAATCAAAAAAACTTTCTGGGTCAGATCTCTTATTGTAAGCAGTCTTCAAATAATTACAAATCTCAAGATAATCTCCTTCAGGTATTAGTGTTGAATTTCGATCTAACACCTGCATAGCTTTCAGCAGATTTTCCATTACTTTTACTTATTTTAATTTGTCTAAGTAACTTAACGGATGTACAATAAGAACAACGTCCAGACAGGTATAGTACACATCGGATATGGGAACTTTCACAGAGCACATCAGGCCGTCTACATCGACGAGTACATGGAAAGGACTGGCGATCTTCGTTGGGGTATTGTCGCAGTCAATCTAAGAAATGAAGGCTTTAGAGATATACATGACTACATCGTGAAGACACCTTCTACTTACAAACTAGTTAGGTCACATCTTGATTATGTAGATTGGACCAGAAATAGAACCGTAGCCAAACACATGCTTACATTACCAAGTGTTCACTTGATCACAGTAACAGTTACAGAAAGTGGGTATAGACCCGGTTCTCCTTTATTTGAATACTTGGCGTGTGGTCTAAGAAACAGGAAAACACCGGTAACCATTTTGTGTTGTGACAACATACGCCAAAATGGATTGGTTCTTAAAACACACTTTTTAGCTTACCTTTATCACACCAATCAATACGAACTTGCTGAATGGATAAGAGAAAATGTGAAATTTCCTTCGTGTATGGTCGACCGAATTACACCACGACCATCAGAAAAAATGAAAAGAGAAGTGGAAAGGATATTTCCAGGTTATGGGTTTAATGCAGTTCAAACAGAAGAATTCACGCAATGGGTCATAGAAGATAAATTTGCATCCGACTTTCCAGACTTAACACAAGTTGGTGTTACAATAACAGACAATATAGAACCATACGAAGAAACAAAAATAAGAATTTTAAATGGTGGACACACATCCTTAGCATACTTGGGTGTTTTATCCGGGTACAACACGTTTGACGAAGTAATGAACGACAAAGATCATAGGGAACACTTTAAAAAATTACAGATGGAGGAAATTGTTCCGTCGATCGATAATGATTTACCATTTGATGTTTATGATTATGTAGACACAGTTGAAAAAAGATTTACAAGTTCTACTAATGTTGACGACTTAGAACGCATATGTATGGATGGATTTACAAAATTCCACACCTTTGTTGTCCCATCTCTTCGTGCATGTCTGGAAAAGGGTAAACGACCAATACATATTTACAAAAGCATAGCTGCGTGGTACATATATGCTCGTAAATTTGCAAGAGGGTGTAACAAAATAAAATACACTGAACCTAATTGGGTATTACTTGAACCTTTATTGAAGGATGGAGCGATAGATAACTTTGTATCAAACGAAAGATTGTGGGGTGATGTTCCAAAAAAGTATATTACATTTACAAGAGATTTGAAGACTATTCTATTGTCACACACATACGAAAAAGAAATAGATCTCATCGGTGAATAATATCAATCTACTTCCATTGGAGTTGCAAACTGGAAATTTCTAATTTCTCGCATAAGATTTACCCATGCTCCATTATTCTCTGCGGAATGATGGATCCCACCCGGATAACTCGATGTATCACCACTTGGCCAATTCACATCAACCCACCACCCATCCTCATCATGTCGTACTTGAGTAGTAACTGGTCCATTAGATGTAACCAGTCTATCATAAATGTCTCGAGGCATCTGCTCCACAACAGCTTGCAAAGGAATATCCGGTACAGTGTTGAATGTATATCCCGGATGTTCCACTTCAAGTTCGGGTTCCACGTCATCAGTTTCGCTCCATTCTGCATCCAGAGTCTCGATGAACTGACGAAGTGTTTCTTGTTCGGCATCGTCAAAGGGAACAAACGGTCTGGGATACGCAGAAATTGTCATTGGTTCATTCTGGTCAAGCAAAAATGATGGTGGTTTTACTCGTTCCCGAATGTCAGCAACCGTATTGACCAACTCCAAATAGTCCCCCTCCGGGATATTCTCGGAGTTCTTGTCCAACAGCTCCATAATTTTGTGAAAGCGGTCCATGTTTGAAAGTTGAGACTTCAACTTTCCTGTATCGACTTAGGTTTCCATATTTTGTTCTATTTACAAACAGAAGGTTTTCGAATGTGAAAATATCATAATATTCGATGAAATGATGATCCAACAATGCTTCGATCGGTATCCATGCATATCGAAGCACAAAGTCTACATCAGCTGGTTCTAAATCAGGAAAACGTTTTGATATGTAGTTAAAACGTTCTTGTACCAAAGTTATACAGTTCAGTAAAACGTCTTTATATGTTTCACCACAGTCTCTGAAAACTTCTTCTAATATTCCCTGAAAGGTGTCTTCACAATTTTCTCTATTCCACTTCTTTTTCAATCGTATCATACCATCGAAGCACATGGATTTTCTACACATGGGGCATGTTGAGTTACCTTTGTAAAGCCATGATTTTGTACAAGAGTGACAAAAACTATGACCACATTTAAATCGACATCTGGCAGTCTGTTCATAACAAACTGGGCATTCCATTACATGTGTCCTAAACTATAATTGCTAAGATCTCTAAATGACTTTGAATTTCCTTTTATCCTCCTTTCGATGGACTTAAACTCCAAGTACAGGTCATCAATGTCAATCGTGATATTGTCATAAATACGTTTTACTTTGGTTGCAAAACCATACAATAATTCCAGGTCGTCATCACTGGTTTTCAGAACTCCTCTTTTATTCACAAAATGCATTAAACTTTTGCATCTTGTGTATAAATAATCCAGTTGTTCTTTTTTTAATTCTGGATACTCCTTTTCCATCTCAATATAGCGTTTCTCTCCACAGTCATTAACAGCTTCGATTATTTTACACTTTGAAAGTTTAGTTAACAGTGATGATTGTTCAATATGTTTCGGGGCAAAGACATCGACGAGCGAACGTATGAAATCGAAGGGCATTTTTTAGGTGCAGGTGGTGGTTCAATAGGAACTGTGCAATAAAGAACTTCTTCCCAGATTTTGCGTTGAACGTCTGGGCAAAGAGGTGAGGTAGCTTGAAGAAAAGCAATCCTGAGTTCGTCGGATGCCAAACCTGGAATACCAAGTGGTTTCTCCGAATGAACGAACGTGGAATTGAGTGGTACAACGTATTCAGACATTTAATCTACCTTTTTACTTTTCCAAAGGTTACTTAGGTAAGAAAAGTAAGACTTTTCTTCTGGTTCAGGTTCAGGTTGAATTTCCTCATCAGATTCAGAATCGGGATCCAGTCGCCTGTTAAGCCTGAGAAGTTCGAGTTCTACATCGAGAAACACTCGGAATGGTGCGTTCCATACAGCAGTTTTAATCCAATCAGCGAAGTTTACAATATATTGAGGACCCATCTCGCGAGCAGTGTTGAAGATAGCTAGAAGAAGCATTATATACTTACTCATCATTTTCTTTTTTAATTACGTTGTACTTCTTCTCTGAGGTATCATAAGACTCGATACTATCTTTGATCATCATGTCTCGTACCATATCATATAGAACGGCCGATAATGCCAGTTTGTAAGACAAGAAACCGACAAGTGTTGCCCCATAATCAAAATCAAAACTAAAAGGTGCACTGTTCCATGACATCTCAAAGACTGCTAGACTTATCGGAGCTAGAAACTGCTTTTGAAATGGAGAATTTTCAATGTTATCCACATGATCTTCTAGAAGAGAAATGTACGTATACGAACTAAAAGCCCCAAGAACCGCGGAAAGTCCCTCCGTAGATCCTTGTGTGATGAAATAGGATGTTGCGATAACAGATCCATATCCAAATGTTGTGTCTTTCAGTTTCCTTTTGAGCTTATTATATTCTTTCTGACCAGAAAGACATACAGGTCTAAAAGTTGAAAGAGCAAGGGCCATTTATTTGTTATCTCCTTTGTTCTTTATTAGATTATACGTATCGACCCAAACTATGGCAGTTAAAAAAGAGTTGAGTGTAATAATAAACTTCGCTATCGGAGGCACCATATTATAATATCAATAAATAATATGCCGTGTGAGTTCTGCAAAAAGAAGTGTGGTATACCTATTGATTGTCCATATTGTCCGGGAAAGTTTTGTATGAAGTGTATGCGTTTAGAAAAGCACAATTGCCCCGGAATCGAAACAAAAAAAGAAAAAGATAGACAGTCTCTAAAGGAAAGGATATCTTACGAGTGGACTCCTAAGCACTTAAAGATTTAAACCGTAAATTATTCAGTTAAGCTAAGATGCCCGAGTAGGTCTAAGGGGACCGACTTAAGATCGGTTGGTGTTTTCACCTCGTGGGTTCAAATCCCACTCTTAGCACTATTCCTCTGTAGCTCAGTTGGTAGAGCGACAGGCTGTTAACCTGTAGGTCGTCGGTTCGAACCCGGCCGGAGGAGATAATGCTCCTATAGTGTAGTTGGTAAACACAGTGGACTTTGAATCCACTACCCCTGGTTCGAATCCAGGTGGGAGCTTATTCAGGTGGAGAGGGGGGTCGGTGTCCTAGACTTTTGGGACAAAATATTGAAATACAGGGCATCGACAAAGGCCAACTCTAACTCAAAGCTTGAATAACCGTGATTATCTGGTAGGCGGGTGCCTTTTTAGGAAGTCCCACACTTCGTACCCAGTAATCACAAACCGGATCATATGTGGGAGACTCTTAAGACTGTTCACCTTAATGAGGCTCCCCGAACAAGCATATGTGATGGCCCTTACCTCTCTTAGCTCAGTCGGTAGAGCAGTGGACTGTAGTTCCAATGGTCACTAGTTCGATTCTAGTAGAGAGGATCATTCCTCTGTAGCTCAGTTGGTAGAGCGACAGGCTGTTAACCTGTAGGTCATCGGTTCGAACCCGGTCGGAGGAGACATTACCTTTCGTGTATAAATGAAACACCATTTATAGACGAATAGTAAATTACTTTTTCTTCAAAAACATCTGACCGTCATTGATACTACTGTTGTCCATGTCAATGACGTTTCTATATCCATTTGCAAACGCCTGTAGACCCGCGATTGGGTTAACTGGATCAGGGCCATAATCATCCAAAATCATCCACCCACCCGATTTAAGCTTACGCCATGAAAGAACAGCATCTTCGAGAGCCCATTCTGCTTCGTGATTACCATCAACGAAAATGATGTCGAACATATCATCTTCGAAGGTTGGGATCACGTCACGAGAAAAACCACGATGGATTTTCAGTTTGTCTTTTACATCTTGTGGAGCATTATCTAGGTTCTTTAAAAATTGGTTGTAGATGGTATCTTGTTTACCAATATATTCGGGATATTCTTCATAGTCAATCCATGGATCTATCGCATGTATTTCAGTGTCTTTGTTTTGACAGTAAGAATTTGAAATCTCCCATAAATTCATACCGTGATGTACACCAATCTCCAAATATTTGATAGGTTTATCTTCTACGGGAATGATCTTCTCCCACCATGAACAAGGTCTAAACTTTGTTCCCTCCATGTACATATTAAAAGACTAGAGTCTTTATGTACTTAAAATTATAAGTACATAATCATTCAGAACTAATGCCTTCTGTTGGTCTCATTGGTCTTGGTGCTATCGGTGGGAATCTTGCTTACAACCTTCAACGTACTCGCGATGTTCATGTTTATGAGCGTTCACCTGAAAAGGTAAAGTCTGTCTCCAGTAGTAGTCCTAAGATACATGGCTATAACGATATTGACTCGTTTGTCGATGGAATGGATACACCGCGTACAATTTTTACATCTCTACCGAACGGGGAAACTACTGACAGTGTAGTAAACACACTCCTCAAAAAGTTGGATCCGAATGATACCATCATCGACACTTCGAATGAACACTATAGAACCTCACGTGTTAGAGGGTCCAAGTGTAAAACCAAGGGTGTAAATTATATGGGTGCAGGTCTGTCTGGTGGTGCAGTTGGTGCACTTACTGGACCAGCTCTAATGATTGGTTGTGAGAAGCAGGTCTTTGATGAACATCAAGAACTATTTTCAAGCTTTTGTAGAAACTACATTCATATGGGAGATGACTATGGTATTGGACATTTTACTAAGATGGTTCACAATGGTGTAGAATATGGGATGCTACAAGGTGTGGCCGATGTATTTTCTTATTGTAACCAAGACACACATTATATGTCAGAGTCTCTACACAGACTGATGGATACAGACGCAAATGGGTATATTGTAAAATCCGCAAAGAAGGTTCTAGGAGAATATAACATGTCTAAAATTCTAGATGTGGCTGAAATGAATAATACGGGAACATGGACGTCGCAGATAGCTCTAGAGTACGACATTCCGACACCAGTTCTTAATGCAGCTCTCAATGCCAGACTTACGAGTAGAGATGTCAAAGCACTTAACGTAAACCAACATCTCAATTATGCGATTGATAGTAATGTCGCCGCATCTACTCTTCGTTTCGTATTTGCTATGGCTTTGATCGAAGGATTCAAAGTTATGAATACTAGGAACGTTGATAAAAGAAAGACAATGAATGCTTGGTCGAATGGAACCATCATTGATTGCCCAATGATTACGAGTAATTGGTATAACATCACCGAAGAAACTGTTGATGATGCACGTGTATTTGTCATGTATTGTACTTCAGCGAGCATTCCTTGTCCCGCGGTACAAGCCGCACTCACTCAGTTTGATTTTATTCACCAACGTAAAACTTCCCTAAACTTTCTGATGGCTCAACGTAATTTTTTTGGTCAACACTCTATTATTGAAAAGTGATCCCATAAACACTTGATCTCTTCTTCGTCAAGAAAAAAAGATTCATCACGTACTTGGATTTTTTCAAACATTTTTTCATATGGACAGGGACCACTACTCAAGTTATAAAAATTAGAATAGTTGATGTATATCCCTTTCTTTTCATCAACCATTTTAGCTATATCAGCTTCTAATAGTATGTCATTGTACTTCATAGATATTTTACATTGTGTAGGAGTAGACCCTTTGTAACCACCCGATTTCTTTACTTCTACAATTCTTGATTTAATGTTTCGTAATTCACGCAATATTTCTCTTCTACTTTTGTTTGTATATTTTGTTAAGATGGATGCAAACAACAAAACACAATGACTTTGATACATGTCACGTACTATACCGACACTATCAAAGTAATTAATCCGGTTGTTTATATCCGCACTCTCATGTAAAACGACTTTGATTGAATCTAGGTTATCAGGTGTTTCGATTCTGTCTAAAACAGATTTACCAAGGTAATGGTCAGCATACAGAACCTTCAGATTGTTTTCCCTAATAAAAGATTGTATAGACTCAAAGTCTTGGAATGAATGACCATGCGGTTTTTCAAGTATGTACAAAGGATCGATCATGCCCAAGTAAGGTGTGACATTCTCTTGGAAATTATGTGTTGGGATAGCCATGTAAGCAACAACATCTGGAACATTTTCCAAATGCTTTAGGTTTGACACTTGTTTCCTAGAGATTGGTGTATAAGGACACGGAATCTTTTCCAGTGCAGGTATAATTCTCGTCTGAGCTAGGTGACCCCTGGCTCCAAACACGAGACAATGATTCATCCTGGTTAAAACTATGAAAAAAATACCATTATATATCATGAACCCTGTCAGAATACACGATATCGCAACAGCAGCCTTTCTAGTTCCGTATTCTGTTCTATCAGTTGGTGAGTTGGTGTTTGGGTATGTGATTTATCCTATGTTTTTAACACACGCTTTGGCTGTTCATATGGTTTACGATTTACTCTGGATTACTATTCAACCTAAAGTTATACCATCTCTTCGAAAACTGATTGTTCTTCATCACATAGTCGTTCTCATTTTCCTCCTACGACCTTTTATGCATCCAGAAGAATCTAATTTCACAGCAAGATTGAGTCTCGTTGAACTCGACACTTCCATCCTAATCTTACGCCGATTGGTACCAAAACACAGTGTTTACTACACTTCTTTGGACAAACTATACCTCGTGTCAAACCTCATGATACGAGTGTATTACGAGACTGCAATGTCGGTGTTGTTGTGGTTTATGTATAAGAACCACCCGTTAATTGATAAAGTTCATGTGCTAGGATGTCAGTTTTTTGTAAACATATTTAGTTGTGGAATTTGTGCTTTGACATTCTCCAAAAGAAATCCCGCTCTTAAAGAAGAGTAATGTCAAAAATAAGCTTGGTCATCGTAATGTTGTGTATGTCGAGAAAAGCTAGGAAAAAAACGTGTAAAAAATTACCAGCACCATGGGTTTAAAACTTTAATAATATGTTATCTTAGATGAAGTGTGTTGCATATTCATCGAATGACTTATACAAACATAAATTAATCAAGACAAGTCAAAACGTACTCAAAGATGTATATGAAAAGAAACCAGTGGAAGTAGAGCCAAAAAAAGCAGAGAATTTGAGACTTCGTTTACGCTTCAAAGAAGCTATAAAAGAAGCACAAGAAATTTGTGAAACTGAAGGAAAGAAAGCAAAAGAATGTCATTTAGCGTGGTATGAAGTTGATGAATTAGAAGATGCAATCAATCGATATTATCCAGATCTATAGATATAATTGCCGGGGTATCATCATAGCTGTAGTAGTGTATAGAAATACCAAATTTGTTTCGTAAGTAGTAATTTAATTCGAAATTTATGGTCGAACGCCAATCATACATGGTTGTAGAAAAATACTCACATCTGTCCTCGGAAAATGATCTATGTCGCATCGTTGGTCTTTTTCTAAACTCGTTCATAGCATAACCTACACAAAGTGGTATAGGACTTTTGTTATTTTTTACCGATTCAAGTATGTCAATAACGTAATATCCATGCAAGTCGCATATTATGTTAGTGTGCATGTCGGGAAATCCTCGAATAAAAGCCTCGAAATCAGCATTACTTGGTAGCGTTGCGAAAATTTCATCTTTTTCTGATATTTTAGAGTCGTTTAATGCAACCCCCGGGTGTGTATGATATGTTATAGTAGTTGGCCATACGTCTTCTATTTCGTTTATGGAAACAGTGTCTCTGTGTTTGGAAGTTGTGTGTGTTAAATCACCAAATATGTATTCATTTTCATTACATTTTAAGCTAATACCACCCGCATATTCCCACTTATTTTTGGTAGAAAGTCTACTGACTTCTTTCAATTGTTTAACAACTCTTTTAGGTAATCTCACGTTTTCTTTTTTGTACATGGTTGGATGCACAAAAGATAATGTATGCATGTCCTGTAATTACTGAGAAAGTTCCTCCAGCCTGGAAATGGTACCAGTGTCAAGGAATTCATCAATCTTGTTGCAGATCGAGGTTCCGAAACCACGAAGATGCTTTACATCATCACCAGAAGTTACAATGTAGTCAAGATCAGCAATCTTTTCAGCTGCATTCCAATAAGCCTCGGACTTGTACATACCCGGCTCAAGGTTTCCAAGCTTGGAAAGTACCTTAACGAGATCAACGTTAAGGTCCTTTTTGAGGAATTGATCAATCTTTCGGGCAATGCTCGGACCAATACCAACCACTTTCTTAGGACCATCGGCCAGGTCCTTCGCATTCTTAACTCGGAAAGGAAGATGATAAACAGCATCAGCAGCCCTCAAGTAAGCTTCCTTCTTGAAACGGTCAGGGACTTCATCCGCACAAGTGCAGAGCATGTCATAGATGTCGTGGTTGTAAGATACAAAGTATTCCTCATCGGTGTCAACATCATACTCGGTTAGGTCTGATTGGTCAGATTCCGAAACGAAAGAACCGCGATCGTCGTTGGATGCAACAGATTCAGAGTCAGACTCGGACTCGGAGTAAGTGTAATCAGAATCTTGATCCTCGATGTACTCGTCAATCTTGGAAGCGATACCCGGACCGATACCGCGGATGTTGCGAAGGCTTTCGCCACTCTCAACTGCGTAAGAGAGAGATTCGATGGTGCTGGCAGCCCTTCTGTAAGCTGCCTCCTTGTAGAAGTCGGACGTCTTGTCGGCAAGACCGTTGAGGAAGTCAACAAGACCTTGGTTCACACACTTCTCGGTGACTCGAGCAGTCGTGTGGTACAGAGACTTGAACTTCATGTCGTTGAGTTCGTTGAGGGCATTGACCTTCTCTTCGTTGGCCTCGGTGAGCATCTTCTTGAGCTGCTCGATCTTGATGCGAGACTCTTCGTTGAGCTTCTCGAGCTTGAGGATGTAATCAGTGACGGAAGACATTTTCATGGAGGTGTTGGACATTTGATGTCAATACCCCTGATTTGTGCTTACTTAGGTTAGATTATTTTGTTTTTTTATAATAGAAATGTCTGGATCTGGTGCGATCACGAGATTGGTGGCACTCGGTGCACAAGATGTTCATATCACGGGCAGTCCACAGCTGAGTTTTTTTAATTCAACACATAAGAGACACACAAATTTTTCAATCTTTCAGGAGCAACAAACCATCCACGGTAACCCAAAGCCTGGTATCACATCTACGATTGATCTTCGAAGGTCGGGTGACATGTTGAACTATTGTTTTTTGACAGTCGAAGAAAACGGTACATCCAAACTTATTGATGACTGGTCGAATGTCATTGACGAAGTTGAACTATACATAGGTGATCAACTTATAGACCGCCAGTCATCAGAATTCACCGAAGAGATTGCCATTGATTTATTGGCTACTACATTTTCAAAGTCTTACCAAGCTTCTCTTCACGGTGGTTTGGGTTCCGAATCCTACTTCTACCCTCTGCGTATGTTTTTCTGTGAAAGCTGGGGATACAGTCTTCCTATCATCGCAATCCAATATAGCGATATACGTCTTAAAATTAAATGGAGTTCAAACTTGAATGCCAACTATAGACCCAAATTTTTCGCAACCTATGTTGCCTTAGATGAAGATGAAAGAAGAATGGTAGCCAGCCCAGAAGAGAAAACAATGCTCATCTACCAAGTTCAAAAAATGGAACCATCCAATGACATTGTTCAAAACTTGTTTTTTAACCACCCCGTAAAATTCATCGCATCTAGTAATGCTTCTGCCTCCTCTAACCTCGTTTCTATAACCAATAAAGTTCGATTAGAAGTCAATGGTACCGACATCACAGATGAACAAACGGCGATACCATTCTTCACAGCTGTACCTTCATATTACCACACTGAATATTCGTCGTCTAATGCTGAGAACATGTTCTTTTATCCTTTCTGTATCAACACAGCCAGGTATCAGATGACGGGGTCACTTAACTTTTCTCGAATAGATTCATTCCGGATACATTGCACGAAAAATATTAATCGAGCAATCTATGGAGTGAACTACAATTTCATCAAAATAAAAAATGGAATGGCGGGACTCATGTACGCAGACTAGGACAAACTTTAAAATGTTCAGACATCATCGTTTTCATATAGTCCACACCACAATGCGGGCAAGGAATCCACTCGGGTTTACTGCATTCCTTGCATGCATTATCAGAACAAAACTTTGTGTGTATTTTTTCAGTTAGGGAATTCATTCCTCTTTAGTTACTCACTAGAAAATGTTCTGTCGCGTCGTACGAAACATCGTTTCTTAAACGTGCTTCTTGAGAGGGTACCGTCGGGCCACTCGCCAAAAGACCTGTGAAGTAATACACCTTCGTCGCTTGAGCTGATTTTTGAATAGCCGTCGAGTCACTATCACCTATGGACCGTTTCATGAAAGTAGTCGTAGAGGATGATGCCGGGTATCCACTTCCCGTGAACTCGATAGGACCGTCTCGGGGTCCACTCACGTCAACAGTCAAAGAAAATGCACTGTTTTGTAAGTTTATAGTTCCACCCATACCAGTGTGATTACTACAATAATAGTATAATGTTGATGGTGCATTGGATGAAACCGTCCACGTGATAGTATTTGTTCCTAAACCTGATACACCTTCAGATGCTCCATACACTGTACCAGCTCCATCAGGTTCCGTAGAAATATTGAAAGGGTGTGTAGTACCATCACTGATGTTGAAAGTGTATGTGGTACCCCTAGTTAAATTTAATGCCATTTGTTGAGTGCCGTTCATTGCATATTTATTACCATCCGAAGTGGATATAATAGTAACGGTCCACGTCGGGGATTGAATGTAAACTTCACCACCCATACCACTATGATTACCACAAAAGTAATACGATGTACCCGGAGAATAGCTTGAAGTGTCCCAAGTAATCTCTTGAGACAGGAATGGTGACTGAAGCACACCAGTACTGTACACCGTTCCAGAACCATCAGAACCAGAAGAGAAACCTAATGGATGTGAAGCATAATCGTTATTGAAAAATGAATACGTTACACCTTGAGTGAGATATATATTTTTACGAGCTATGTTACCAATATAAAAGGCATTAACAGCTAAATTATCGAATAAGAATAGATAATTTGGCGTATCATCACCTGCAGAGATGGTTATAGAATCCGCTGTGTACGTAACATTAGAACTGTATATATTAGCTTGAGCCGCCGCTAGACTGATGTGTGATGAGGAAGATGTCGATAAACGCATCTGTTTTCCATTCAAATCCGAATCTGTTAAATCTATCGAATATGTAGTACCTCTTGCGAGTGAATCCTTGAGACTATAATTTGGTGAGGCCAAGGTTCCCTGTGTACGAATGAGGCTTCCATCAAGCCTGAAGTATCCAGAAAATACATCTAAACTCAACGAAGTCGGTGTCATGGCAGTGTTGTCGTCCGCCGATGCACCTGGCAACCTGAGTGGATTTCCAACTTTGTACGTAGTCAACCATGTATCGGGATTTTTAATCATATTGAGAACTTCCGCATTTGTGGGAAGAGCCACACCTGTTCTGAGCGTTGTCGTGGTAACATGTGATATTCGTCCATTCCAATATCTATCTGCACCGGGTGTCTTTGCAACTTCAAAGTTTGCCGCACGCATAGGACCTACGGTACCCGTGACAACTACATTACCCGAGGGAACCTGGGTCAGTGTTTCTGTCTTGTAATCGTAGGTAAACATACGGAATCCTTGTGCACCATCATAATCAACGTAGAAGCCTGTATAATAATGATTAAAAGTTATGTTACCGGTTGTAATCTCAAGATTGGTTCCATATCTGAACTTTGCGTAGAAATCACCAGTATCTTTGTTTTCATGTGTAGAAAGAGTGATGTTTCCATCTGCACCACCTTGTGCACTCAAAAGAACGATGCCAGAATCATGATCCCAACCGGCTTGTCTCCTCCCACATATGACTGCAGTGGATAGTGCCCATGGCTCACCGTTTGAAACTGTAAAACCGGTCACAGGTATATTAGTGTTAGTAGAAGCTTTGTATAGAGGAAAATTTGACGCAGTGGTTGTATTAGCTGTATAATACCCGGTACTGGAACCCTGCCACTTCATAGCCGCATCAACTTTAGAATCAGTAAAGATCGTGTACTCGGGTGTGAACGAAAGACTTTGTGGATCGCGATTATTGTAAACGCCATCTAAATCATGATCTCTTCCTTCGTCATACACGATACTATTGACCGTAATCTTACCGTGATTCGTACCATCGGTGTAAAAAACACTGTTATATAGCCACTGTTCTACATTAGGATTGGTCGGTGCTACAGTGATAGTACCAGATGTTACCCCCGTCGTGAGAGGATCCCATTCCATAGTACCCACGGATGTATTCGAATACACATTGATAGTAGCTCCACCCGCTAAAACGTTAAACACGACCACATCCTCGGGTTCTATTTTCAATTCTGGGTTTGTTCCCGAAAGAGAAGAGTTGGTATACACGTTTGTGTAGACATCTGTATTTGCTGTAAGAGTGAGACCCGCACCTACATCAAACGCCCACGTCTTTGGAACCGTTGGTGGAGTAGATGTTTCAACATTACTCATATTGATTGGCAAACCAATATCCTTTAACAACCCAGCGGTCAAACCAGTTATGTAATCACCACCGGTTGGAGTAACAACTTCATCCCATATTCCTAGGTATGTTTTCCCATTGATGGTGCGTTCAATTGCGCGTCCTCCATTTGTGGCATCATCCCAATGTGCCAAGTCTCCAACTTTAAATGGTACTCCTTCGACATCAGAACTGATGGCACTCCCGAAATGTGTTTTGTACCACGTGAGCGCATTCGAACCCGTCCAAAGATAGTTTTCACTCCCAGAAGTTCCGGGATCTGTTGGATGCTGAATAGAAAGTCCTGTGTTACCGTTAAAGTTTCGGCCGATTATGGATGTGGCCGAACCAACACCTATACCGTGTAAACCTTCGTGTACTGCCGTCATTTCTGTATAGTTTTTGGCAATACCAGCCTTGTCATATATGCTATCGTTACCGGCTACGGTGTCGCGACCAGCCATTTTCCAGGTAATTAGAGAACTTTCAGTCCATCCACTGTACTCAAATCCACCGGGAATTGCAGTATACTCACTCGCGGTTGGTCCACCGGTAGCAGCGGAACTTAACGATAAGTTATTTGCCATTGTCATAGTGGTATCGAAATGTAAACTCGCTGCGGCGGCTGCGGGTCGTCGTCCAGTGAACAGATTTTCTACGCGCGCAAATGCGTTATCCATGTTGTCCCTGTCAATCTTAGCTGGAAATAACTGATCGGGGTCCAACCAACGAATCTTGTATCTCGTAGGCAATGCTCTATCCGTGGGATACGCGATAGTTAACGTACCACTTAGTGCTTCTTTACCGTTTTCGGGACAGAAGAAATGCATCGTGTCTGGAACCGTCTCTGGGACCGTCCATGTAGTGTAATATGAAAATTGTGGTCCATATTCAACACCAATTTCCCATGCCACAGCGTTAGTGGCTGGTGACGTCGTTTGCGTTGTAAATTTGACACCCGCACTAGTCCATCCACTTTGACCACCGTAACTGAATTTGTATGTTTTGCCTCTGTACAGAGTTTTCATATCCAAATAAGGCGGTATATTCGCGACTGTCAGTACAATTGGATCATCTGGGGTTCCAGCTGGACCGCCACCGACAGCCTCAACCACAACGTAACGTCTTACAGTACTGGAATATCCAAATGCATCAGTGGCCGTATAAGTAACAAAGTAAATACCTGGTGTTGTGAGATCCACATTCGTTTCATCAACGGTTATGCTACCCACGGCTTCGCTCGAAGTCGCACCAAGATCTGTGTAAGTCGAATCTTGATCGACGGATACATTTGAATTACCATTGAGGTCTATTTTGGGTCCAGCTCTATTTCTTTCTAGATACACTTCCGGTATCGTGAAAAGTCTGGATATAATGTTAGTAATACTATCAACTTTTCGGTTGTCTGGCTTACCCCGTAGTTCATCTACTACTTCTTGACTTGTCTTCTGTCTACTCTTGTACCTAAAAATAGGTTTACGTGTGATAACAGAAAGCATTCCGTTATAGGAATAGTTATTTCTTCCCATCCTGTGATATACAAAGATAAAGATATAACGAACAGTTTAGTAAATGTTGGCTATTGCTCAACCTATCTATACACAAAAAGTACCCGTAAAACTACAATCGCGAAAAATCAAAAAACGTCCCGTGAGGTCTGTCAAAGTTCAAGGGGCTCTCCCAGATCCGGATCTTGTGAACTATAGCCTCTTTCAACTAACATCTTGGGTCCTTCCAATGACTATTGCTGGTAGACTCCTTAAGATGGAGTATTCGGAAATTGGTATCGGACTTGTTGCACTCGGCGTTGCCAAAACGGCATTGGCAACTGGAAACGTCATTCATTATTAACATTTAGTTGACCATAAACTGTATGTACATGGGAAAGTGTCTTTGAATAAATCAATATACTCGTTCAATAACTCCTCTTCTTTCATGTCCAGTTCGTCTATAATACGCGATTCTGGAGATAAACCCAAATGTATGGAGTTAAAATAATCTAAACGTCGAGTAAAGACCAAAAAGATCTTCTCTGACAATAATTTTTCGTTACCCAATTTTAAAACCCTAATTTCTTCTCGTATTCGATCTAGATGAACCATTGTACTTTATAAAAATATTAATTACTCGCGCGTTCACATATGTATTCAGGATTTATCTTGGCCCTATGTTCTATGTGTTGTCTGCATATGAACGTGTCGTAAGCTTTCATTTTACGATCCATAAAAACAGGTAAACCTTCTACAAACATAGAAACATATACAATTTTACTGGGTATCGGAAACTCACAAATATCCGGCATTTGTCTATGCATTTTTGAGATGGGTGCTAAACGCACTTCATTATCTTTTAGCTTTTTCTGTTCTATTTCACCTTCCATTGATATAGAACCACCGGGTGTTGGAATCATACATTTACACATCTTTAACATATATTTTGACCATGGTACTGTACGGATCTTAAATTTGACATGTTTGTCTATAAGATTTATAAATTTTAGACGGGGTGTGGCATCTTTGATGTCTTCTTTAAAGTATTTACTTGGTCCATGTATCAATGTAGGATGTCTTTGTCTATATTCCAACGACTCTTCAATTGCCGCATTTTCGTTGAGTGATTCATTGTCATCCTCTGTATTAGAAGTAAATATATAAGCAATTCCTAACAGACTTAGGCCTGGTAAAATTACTTGCATTTAATAATGAAACAGAAATTTGTTTAAAGATAACGCAACTTTGTTTATAAATGTTTACCTTAAAGCCTACTTTAGTACGACCAAAAATCACAGTTAAAGCAAAGAAGAATGAATTCGTAGAACCTGCCGAAGCACCCGGTGAGGGAAGGCGTCGTCCACCAAATGAAAAAGAGAATGAAGATTCTAAAAAGGGTGTTCATCCCATCAAGAAGTTTATCATGGATAAGTTTGGAATCGAAGAGATTGATTATGAAAAGTTCAACAAAGAAAACAAGTGGGCCATTCGACCAAACAAAGATAAAGAGGACGAGTAAATAAATTGTATGTTGCAGTCCTATCACATATGTGCAATGGGTTTGATTCCATATATGTTACACTATCTTCAAACAAACTCATGGATATCATACACAGTATTCAACAATGGGTTATTGTTCCATATTTTGTTTCCTAAAAACGCAGTGGTTAAATGGTATGATATTATCTGTAACACTGCACTTATAATCTATGTTAACATCTATGCATCAGACCCATTTGTATTCTTGTGGTCGTGTGCGGCGTGTACATGCTTCATATGGAATTCATTATATATCAAGCATGAACTGTTCAAAGCGTTCATTCATGTAATATGTGTACAAGGGTTTCTATTCAAGGCTCTTGAACTATCCGAAGTCTAGCACGTTCATCGAACCCGTTTAGGGATAACTTACCTTCATTGATCATCTTTTTGATTGTTTCTCCAACCTTCATATTATCCTCCCAGACCTGATCATTCTTAGGATCAGCTGGGAGTGACGGCATAAATGCCATGAACGCAACCATCTTCTGTGCCATAGATAGTTCACGATCCTGGATTATCCTTCTAATGTGTACGGGAATATTGTCTACGTTCATTACATTTTACTTGGGGTTATTCTTTAATAGTACCACTGCGGGTATAGACCCCGGAGGTGGTTTCTTACAGAATATTTTACAGTCACAACAGTCTTTTCTACATACTAATTCTCTCTTTTTTGCATAACACTTAGATGGTAACATGATATCCTTAGATAGGTACCTAAGTATCTGATCTACAAGTATCATGTTTACTTATTTTTAGATTTAGGTTTTTTTCGAGACTTTTTTACTTGTTTAGCGGCACCTACCACAGCTGCAACACTGGCCGCAGCCTTCGAAACGAGAGCTCCTGTGCATATAGGACACGGCATTTTATAACTTTATCAGAGATATTCCATAGCCCAATTCTTCTACAGTGGGGTCATTTCGATAGTCATTTTTATAATAGATCTTTTTAATACCACTACTCGCAAGTGCTTTGTAACAATTTATACATGGGTAATGGGTCACGTACGCCACACAATCATCAATGGAGGCACCCCTCTTCGCCGCATCCGTGATTGCGTTAATCTCCGCATGAATAGTCGCTTGTTCGTGTCCATTCCTTACAATAGACTTGTGGTCAGTACCCGCAAGGAAACCATTGTAACCCATACTGATGAGTCTGTTGTTCTTCACGAGGACACAACCAACCTTGAGTCGCTCACATGGAGAGCGGATGGATGCGAGTTCGGCAGTCTGCATGAAGTAGTCGTCCCAAGAAATTCGTGTCATTTTGTAGCCTAAGTCTTATAAAGACGTTTAGTTTGTTTAAGTAACATGGAGTTTACATACAAACATACAGAAATTTACGATTGGGTGGGTGATGAGGAGTTACGAAATTCCATTATAAATGGTATTTACGAAATCGAAAACTCGAAAATCCTCTTCAACAAAAACAATTACGAGCCAATGGTTTCAAAAATTTTTGGTTGGAAGTCTGCTCTTGAAAGATACAAGGACGCTGTTCTCCCCGATGGAACGGGTGTGGAAATTAAAAAAAGTGGTAACAGTTTCATTGTCGACGCTATTCGCTACGCCGAAATGTATCATGGTGTATGTGACGATGGTCTTCATTTGTTTATTAACTTCAAAAAGGGAAACAATCACAAAATCACTCGAATTATGATCGTTCCTAATTGGATGATCATTAAAATGGTGACCCCTTCTAAAGAGATAGCAGATGCAGAAATCACACTTTACAATAAAAGAAAAGAGATGCGTCAAAGACTGAATAGCCAAGCATACTTAAACCCTAAAACAATGATTGAAGAATTTAATAACATGTAATTTAGAACCTAAGTCGCTTAGAGACTTTAACTGAATACATGTTAAGATGGTAAGAGGTGTACGTGGAACTCAAGTAAAGTATACGTGCAATATATGTGGTTGGACCACTCCAAATAAAACCAAATACATGGAACATTCTCGGCGTGATAGAAAAAAACCATGTGAAGCCGGAAGACGGGGTGGTAATTACAAGCGAACAACTGAACAAGTTATAGAAGATTTTAGAAAAGTTCATGGAAATAGATACTTGTATGATAAGTTTGTTTATGGTTTTGATAAAGATCAACTTGCTATCATGACGTGTAGATGCCACGGAGATTTTCAAATGTCCCCTAATAACCATCAACGTGGACAGAACTGCCCTGAATGTGCTAGAATTCACCGTGCTAGAGTTAAAATAAACAAGTACAGAGATATATGTATCACCAAATTTAAAGAAGCTCACGGTGACAAATACGATTATAGCCAGATAGTTTATAAACTTGGTAGGGAGAAGGTAACAATCATATGTCCAGTTCACGGACCTTTCAAACAAACTCCAGAAAATCATTGGGGTGGTGCGGGTTGTCCAGATTGTGGAATAATTAAAAGTGCAATTTCAAAAAGAAATTCACAGGAAGAAATCATAGCACGTTTCAGGGAAAGATGGCCATTTGAAGAATATGGTTATTCGTATGACAAGTTCGAATATGTTGATTATAATGACACACCTGGTATAATGACGTGTCCTAAACATGGTGACTTTCTACAAACTGCATCTAATCACCTTGATAAACGAAACGTTTTTGGGTGCTTTCATTGTGGTAACGAACTGGCTGGCTCAGCACACGCTGATACACTGGAGTCTTTTATACAGAAAGCAATATCTAAACATGGTGCTAAATTTGACTATAGTCTGGTTGAATATATTGACTCAACCACTAATGTAAAAATAAAGTGTCCTACACATGGTGTACAAATACAGACACCTTATTATCATCTAAACAAAACGTATGGTTGTGTATTATGCGCAAATGAAACGGTCGGAGAAAAAATGAAAGTTCCATTCGAAGTATTTCTCAAAAGATGTAGAGAACGGTTCGGAGACAGGTTTGATTACAGTGAATGTGAATATGTAGACACTCACACTAAATTTAAACCTCGGTGTATCAAACACGACAAGATATTTGAAGTAATACCCCATGGTCATTTAAAGTCCGAAACCGGTGGGTGTTCATCGTGTTGTACAATTGGTGTATCAAAAAAACAATTGGAGTGGTTACAATATGAACAGGATAAAATTAAACATGACATTCAGAATCATACATCAGAGAAAGGTGAGTATAAAATCCCTGATGTAGGAAAAGTTGATGGGTATTGTTACGAAACGAATACGGTTTATGAATTTCATGGAATATTCTGGCACGGTCATCCAGATTTTTTTGACCCGAATATAGTTCACCCTATATCAAAAACCAAAACATACGGTGAAAAGTATGAAGAAACTCTTGCCAGAGATGAAAAAATACGGAACCTTGGGTATAAGTTAGTAACTATATGGGAACATGAATGGGATGAAATTAATTCCGAAGGTCTTTGTCAGCCGTGTAATACGTCTTCCCCTTAACGACGAAACTATGCACCCTCGCGTAACCCCACGCTTGTGGAGAAGCTCCCGGACGATGCCCGGTTCTCCACGCAGCGAGTCCTCGATTGTAAATAGTTTTTATGGTTTTCAAAGGAATTTTAGTAGCCTTAGCAATTTCAGGGAGGGATTTGACTCCCGGATACAGTTTTCTAAACTTTTGCGTGTAGGAAGAAGTTTTCGTTTTTTGGCCTTTGTCCGTCTTAAATTTTCCATAGTCTTTTTTGAGCATCTTCTTGTAACGAGTCTCAACCTCTGCCAACGTTTTGAGTCCTCTGAAGTATTTAAGTGGTGCGTAAATTTTGCCTTTAGTTCGTCGAAGTTCACCAACTTTTTTAGTAATCTGATCATCGCTGAGAGGCATCTTATTTTTTACTGAGATTTTTTAGGTGTTCCATGAAAGTTTCACCCTTGTGTGCCTCGGGGAATCTTGTAAAATACAACTCGTAAACATTTGTACCATTCAAATTTACATAGAATAGGTATATCATAGTTATCATAATAGTAATCATCAGGTCTGTCGTATCAAAAATAGACCTGGACGAATAACTCATCACTGTAAACAAAAGTTCCAAAGACATGATGACTACCTTCTTTGTCCAGTGATATTCACGACGGAACTTGTATAACACCAAATATGTTGCAACGACGAGTGCAACCAATAATGGCAAGAATGGTGAATAAGATGTAAACCCTAATCTAAAAAGGATTGCTAAAACCCATAACCACCAACTGAAAACGAGAGTTTTGTCGTTCATCTTACCTTTCATAAAGAAATTATTACAATATGGTGTATGCATATAGCGACGAAGACCATCTTATTTACTAGTACAATAAGCATTTATGCAATTATAGATTTCAAACGTGAACTAGAACGTTTAAAAAAACTCAAGGCGGAGCAGAGTAACAGACATTCAAGTCATTGAACTGTTTTTCAGTCATACCTCCCTGGTCATATATAGATTGTATGCAACGAAAATCGCTATCTAAATACCTTCTTAAATTTTTATAACCAAGCTCACTCAGCGTCTTATTACCTACTTGGTTTTTCTTGAAATACCCTAACTCTATACCAAAATGGTGTTTAGCATCTTCCTCTAAGGTTGGGAAAGCTATCACCCCTGTAATTTTTATCTCAGACTTCAATAATTCTTCTAAATAAAAATTTATATTCCAACTTATTTGATTTCCTCTGAAATTACCGAGATCATCCTTGAGTGGTCCCATGATAATACTATAAGCTTTTTCGTTTATTGATCCATCGTTGTCGTACAGTTGTTCAGCCATCTTGTTTACGTCATTATCATAAAATGCAAATTCTTCGACTGTTGGATTTCTTCTTACATAACCTTTGTGTAATCTAGGTTCATATGTTGGTGTGATAACTCGGTAATAAACCCAATTAAATGCAGAAACGAACCTATCAATAGGATTTCTTAAACAAACATAATACGGTAATGCATGACTTAAATCCGGTTTGTGACAATGACACCAGGTTATATTGTCAGGTCCTGCAGTATGTTTTAACATTTCATATTCATCGTCTGATACAAGTCCTGTAGGGTGTTTCAAAATTTCTTTTGAAAACATTGCAGTCCTAATAGAAGTTCCACCACATTTACC